TTCATGGTTTTATTGTTTGGTTACTTCTTAGGGTTCTATTTTGGAATGAAATTGGAAAGAGAACTTGAAAGAGATAGAGGTCCTGAAAGAAAAGCACCAGGCAAAACTGCAAGAGGTATGAGATGAATCCGTTTAAAGTTTTAACACCTAAGCCTAAAAAACCTACAGAGGAACCTAAGAAAAAGTTTAATCATAGGGTACGCAAGGATAGTGAAAACATGTCAGACAAAGAAAAGATGGATGCTGGGTTCAATGGCAAGACTTATAGTGTTAACGGCATTGAATACGACTTCTGACATAAATAAACGGATGGAAAAATAACGCTCATTTTTTTTGGGCAAATTTTTTTTAGGTTGACAAGTCGGAAAGATAAGCTATAATCAATAGCAATTTTTTTTTAGGCTAAAGCATGGAAAGAGGAAAAAATGACACAACTAATAGATCCGAAGAAATTTACGAAAACAGTGGGCCTTCTAAGGTCCTTTTTTTTAGACAAAGGGTTTGACGAAGTACATACCCAAAACAGACTAAGCATACTTGCCGCATGTGAAGATCCGTTCAATGTAGCAACATACAATTATGCAGGTGAAGTTTGGCCACTACCCCAGACGGGACAGATGTGGTTAGAACATGAACTCCTACGCAAGCCCGATAGTAAGGGCTTTTTTTGTGTCAGCACAAGTTATAGACAGGAACCAAATGCTATACCAGGCAGACACGATATCATTTTTCCAATGTTTGAATTTGAAATGCCAGGTACAATAGATGACCTTAAAGCAATGGAATATGAACTAGTAGATTACTTGGGCTTTGAAAAACCCACAGAAAAAACATACAGAGAATGGCAAAAACATTATGGGCTAGCAGACGATTATGAAATGACTGCTGAAGAAGAAGGTAAGATGTTTGATGAATATACTACTGCACTTATCACAGACTTCCCAGAGTTTACAAGTCCATTTTGGAATATGAGCAGATACGAAGATGGTGTTCATAGTAAGAAGATTGATGTAATATTAGGTGGTATGGAAACAATCGGCAGTGCCGAGCGTAGTACAGATGTAGACATGATGCGTGATACATTCCACACAATTACAGACGGCGAATACAGCCAATTACTTTACAAACTATTCGGTAAAGAAAGAGTCGAAGCAGAACTAGAAGAGTTTCTCAAGTTTGACTTCTTTGAGCGAGTAGGTGGAGGCATTGGTATGACAAGAATGATTGCGGCACTAGAAACACTTGAAGATAAAGAACAAGTGATGAACGGTGCATTTATACCAGCACATGATCCGAAAGTAGACGGATTAGATGCACACGGCTGGGAGTAGTCAAATAGTTTAGGGTGGTGGAATTGGTAGACACGCACGACTGTTTATCGTGTGGTTGAATAGCTCGCAAAGTATTTAACCGTGAAGGTTCGAATCCTTCCCCTAAAGCCAACACAATATGACCTACCGATCATATTATACCTTTATGATCTGTAGGTCATAAATATGAGTATGGAACGTAACAAAGAAGAAATCGTTGCATCTATAGAAAAAATACTAGAAGAAAACATTAATCCAGCAGTTGCAGGACACGGTGGCATGATACAATTCAATGACTTTGATATGGAGTCGGGCATTGCTAGTGTATTATTACAAGGTGGCTGTAGTGGTTGTGCAAGTAGTAGTATTACTCTTAAGATGGGCGTCGAAAATATGTTAAGGCACTATGTACCTGAAGTTCAAGGCGTAGATGGCATGGATGATCCTAACTTTAATGATCCTTATTATGTAGATGATGGTTTTGACTATCATCCGTGGGACGATTAAAAGGTTGACTTCGCTAAGTTTTTAAGCTATAATTAGTACAAAATAACAGAGCGAGTTAAAATGACATATATTCTAGTAGACACTGCAAACATGTTTTTCCGTGCTAGGCATGTAGTACGGGGCGATAGTATTGAGACTAAAATTGGCATGGCATATCATATTATGTTTGCTAGCATACTCAAAGCCTATAGAGACTTTGGTGGTAGTCATGTTGTATTTTGTTTAGAAGGTCGCAGTTGGCGCAAAGACTTTTACGAGCCTTACAAGGCAAATCGTAAAGTAGCTCGTGACGCACTAACTCCTGCTGAGCAAGAAGAAGATCAAGCATTTTGGCAAGCCTTTGACGAGCTTAAAGAATTTTTAGACAAGCGAACAAACTGTACAGTATTACAACATGCTGAGTGTGAAGCTGATGACTTTATTGCACGTTGGATACAGAATCATCCTGATGATGAACATGTTATTGTAAGTTCAGACAGCGACTTTTATCAGTTGCTTACAGACAAAGTAACACAGTACAATGGCATTACTAATCAACACATTAAACTAGATGGTATCGTAAACGACAAAGGCAAACCTGTTATAGATAATAAAACAGGTGAGCAAAAACAAATTGGTGATCCTAAGTGGTTGCTATTTGAAAAGTGTATGCGAGGCGATAGCAGTGATAATGTGTTTAGTGCTTATCCAGGTGTTCGTAAAAAAGGCAGTAAAAATAAAGTTGGACTATTAGAAGCATTTGCTGACAAAGAGTCTAAAGGCTTTGATTGGAATAATATGATGCTACAACGTTGGAGTGATCACAATGGCGAAGAGCATAGAGTACTTGATGACTATCAACGTAATGTAACACTAATTGATCTCACACAACAACCTGATGAGATTAAAGATAAGTTAGACGAAGCTATTACAATACAGGTACAAAAAGTTCCTGCAAGCCAAGTAGGTGTACACTTCTTAAGATTCTGCGGAAAGTGGGACCTGCAACGAATCAGCACATCGGCAGAATCTCACAGTGAATATCTAAATAACGCATATTAAAATGGGTAAATACTTACAAGCTAAAGAAGTTGTAGAAGACAGTTTCTGGATAGTTGAACGCAATGGAACTAAAATGGGTACATTGCGAAGAAAGACAGATTCGTATATCCTTTACGAAAACAACAGCCGTACAGAAACTATATTAGACAATTTGGATGACATAAAGTTTACTAAGACAGAAAAAAAGCAGACTATTAACGCTTCAATTTATGGTTATCCGACTAACGTAGATACTGTATACAATACCAACCTACAAGATGATGTGGCAGTATATACAAAGACAGCCAATAGTAAACAATATTTTGTGGCTGGTTATTGGGGAATACTTTTTCCTATGGGCTGGAGGCCGAGCTTCTGTCCTAGGTTAAAAACACTACAGGATTATACACATTTAGGTCCATATACCAATGAATCAGATATGTATCTTGCTATTAAACGAAAAGGGCAAGAAAATGAAAAAGATATTAAGTCTAGCAGTGCTGATACTGCTAACATGGAGTCAGTCTAGTTTTGCCACTGACAATAAATGGTTTAAACAACAACAAGTAGAAGAACCTAAACAAGAACAACCACCAAAAACTTTGCCGCCAGGGCAGAAGCAGAATTTAAGTGCTATCCTAAGAGCACCATGTGGTCGCTGGAAAGAAATGCAAGCCAGCATTATGAAATATAGAGAACAACTATTGTTTAATGGTTCAGGACTAACATTTGGTCCTAAGAGTGAACCATACAATGGTGCAATGATGTTTTTTGTTAATCAAGAAACAGGAACATGGACAATGCTACAAGTATACCAAGACGGCGTTGCATGTATGGTTTTTAACGGTAAAAATTTTAGTGCTTACGGAGGAGCTCAACCGTATGGAGAAGACCAATGATGTGGGCTATACTGATATATGCTACATTGGTATATCCGTCAGGAGAAGTTCAACGAGTTATAAGTTGGAACCTACCTTTTCGTTCATATGAACAATGCGAAGCATTTTATAGACAAGAAGAAGATACTTTACAAAAAGGTGTAATAGCACACGGACAAGATGTATATCACCCTGATATACAATTACTTGAAATGGGTTGTGCTAAAGGACAAATACAACAATCAGGCGCAAAGCCTATTGTGTCTGGTGAGAAAAGATTATACTTCAGAGGAGAATCTACATGAATTGGTTAATAATTGTTATGTTTGCTACATTCCATGGAGATGTTTATATTTTCACTGAGCCCACTTTTGAAACTAGGGAAGAGTGTATTCAGTCTTTAAAAGACCCAGAGCAAATTAAATTATACACAAGAAAACTAATACTTGA